ATACTAACCAATATAGATAAAACGAATTGGATTGTTTTCATAATCGTATAAATTTAAATAAGTACCTGTACCCTAATCGAATAACAGAACCTTATTTCAGTTCAGTACAGGCTATATTGTCGAAAACAGTACGGACGCCTAACCCGTATGCTCACTGCTCAAAGACGATTCTTTGCGGTGTTTTCTATTAATTGTTAAACATTGCACAGCTCACAAGCTCCAACTTGCTTATGTGCGTTTGTTATCTTTGGTTGGCAAAAACGGCTTATGAATTACACCGTAATTGCTTTTACAGAATTTCAAAGAACTAATCAATAGTACCCTACCCGATTCTCGCTATCGGTTGCCGTTCAATCCGTCTGTAGGGCTGTCGTGCGTTGCATAATCGTGTATTATGCGTATCGGCTGATACCTTGTACCCGGCATAGAGCATCGTAGTCCATGCCATCATCTTCACAAGTTTCAAAACCTTTTAAGGCATCTTCCAAACTGTCTATCTCATCCGTTATCAACTGGATAGCTTCTTTTTTGCTATCAGCATTGAACATCAGGCAGACAGCCTCTTCATCATTGTTATGGGCAGCCTCTAAATCTTTATAAAGGCTATCCAACTGCTGGTTAATCGTGTAAGCATTCATATCCATATCTTTTATGCGATTGACATCAGATTAGCTTTTTTGAAGCATCTGAATTCTTGGCGTTCAGTATCATAGTAAGTCTGGACGGTATCATTCTTTTTTCTGTTGTCAGTACCAGTGATGGCAGGCATCAGCTTTTCATTTAGTGTACCGTATGCCTCACGAACGGAACCGTCCACTTTTTTGAAGTAGAACTTCACTATCTTCTTTTTCATCTCACCTTTCAACTTCAAGTTAGCCCAAGCGACCTTCATTGCTTCGCTCATGGTGTAGCCATTACGCTTAACGAACTGCCAAGCAAGGCTCATTACTTCGTGTAAAAATTCTCTTGTTCTCATAATCGTGTATTTTAATATGTTTATACTATTTGAAATCTGAATTAATCTTCGTTTCTTTGTATCAGTTTAATTTGATAATGCAAATATACTACTATTTTTCAGTAAAAAGAATCTAATACTGAAAAATAGTAGTAAAACAACACTATTTAACTATTGAAGCAGGTTATACCTTATTATAATATGAAGAAAGAAGGCAGAAATAGAAATTGGATAGCGTGGATAGCACTTGGATTAAGTGTTATTGCGATAGTTCTATCACTTTACTCTATGCACAACAGTAACTCTGTATCGCTTCAAAAAACATTAGAAATCTGTATATCAGTCATGGGAATAGGAATAACAGCGATTTTAGGGATACAGATATACACAATATTGACTATAGATAAAAGAGTACAGGAAAAAATTGAGGATGAACGAAAACTGTATAAGGATAGTAATTCCCAGCTAAAAGAAAATTTAAGGTCTCTTACAAGAACAATGCAAAGATTTACAACGGGGAATATTTATATTATTAATGAAGAATACAACGAAGCTTTTTGTGTATTTTGCCTTGCAGCAATTGATGCTAATAAATTAGGAGAAAGGGAATTAGTGTCTATCAGTTTACAGCAGGCAGTGGATATACTACAGAAAACAAACTGTATCAATAAATGCGAAATAGTAATGAAGTACATGGATGAGTTAAAAACTGGAATGATAGGAATATCTGACGAAAAGGCTATTACGGTTTACAATGCGCTATTGAATTTGCCATCGTATGAATAAAGCTATTCATCTTTATCCTCATGGTTCCTTGCTATTCCAAGAAGAATAATTGCAATCCAAGGAATTAAGCCGCATAGATACATTATTAAGGCTTCTATCATAGCAAAAAAAATAAAGCGACCAACTCCAAAGTTGCGGTTTGAAGTTTAGTCGCCTATATAGTCCCTTACGGGAACAGTTAAACTTATTAGTCGAAATCATCCGCAACTTGATTCCGACACAAATATACTGAAAAATAACAGTAAAACCCCAAAAAGATGAGCACAAAAGAAAGATTTGTTGAATATTTAAAAATCAAAGGGATTGGGCAAACAGCTTTTGAAGAATCAGCTGGTTTATCTCGTGGAGCTATTGCCAAAAAAACGGGCTTTAATGCAGATTCAATAGAAAAGATAGCGTCTGCTTGCCCTGACCTTAATATAAATTGGTTAATAACTGGAATTGGCAACATGACAATTAATACCAATTCGTCAATCACTGAAACTCCAACCACGAATAAAGATATTAAAATACTTGATATACGTGTATGCGCAGGACATGGAATTGGATTTGACGGAAATGAAAACAAGGTTATTGGATATGTGAATATACCAGAATTTACTGGATGCTATGGAATAACCGTATATGGTGATTCTATGTACGATATGTATATGTCGGGAGATACAATCTTTGTCCGTGAAATAAAAGACAAACGAAACATAGACAATGGACAGCCGTATGTAATTATAACAAAAGAAGACAGACTTCTTAAAATGATTCATATCGACTACGAGCGAAAAAAAACAATATTGTCTTCCTACAACAATATAGCTAATCCGGATGGGAAAAGAAAATATCCCGATATGGAAATTGACATAGATAATGATGTAATTCATTTATACAAGGTTGTAGGTAAATTAGCGAGAACGCAAATGTAGTTACAATAACAATACTATGAAATTCAATCAATACACATGGAACCTATATAAGCAATCTTCTGACGGACAAAAAGCTATTAAGGAGTTTGAGGAAGCCAATGAAAAGATGACTGAATACGAACTGTTTTCTAAATACAATCCTAATTCAGCACGTTTTCTTTCAGAAGACTATTTTGTAGAAACATGCGACCTATTTTGGGCTTGCTCTTTCGACAGTGCAGAAAAGCCCGAAAACCATGAATCTGCAAAGCAATTTTATTATACACTCACGACCAAAGGGATATTTGATGAAGAGCATGTAGCAGTAATCAATGAGGGCGAATACCAATTAATGCTATCTGCTAATGATATGTTGTCATTCATGTTATATTACTTTGCCCCTGAATACTTTTTCCCAAACCTTTTCAGAAGTCGTTTTTTCGTTTTAAATAAGATAACAGACACATTCGAGATAGAACTTCCTCTTATACCTAAAAAATCTGATTATAAATCGAGATGTATGTATTATTGGGAATTGTGTGAGGTGTTTTATCGGTTTAGAATTGAAAACCAACTCTCTCCAGCAGAGTTATGCGCATTTTTATATGACTATGCACCCAATTTCATTTCAAAAGAAAAAACAGATATTCCACAACCGGCACAAGCATGGTTCATTGGTGGGAAAACAGCCCCGATAGAATCTACTTTAGATTTTACTTTTTGGCAGGCCAATCCTGAAACCCAAAAAGGCGATATTCTAGTTCACTATGAAACATCACCAGTTAGCGCAATCACTTGTTTGTGGATCGCTCAAACAGATGGAGTGATAGATCCATTCTTCCACTATTACAGCAATACGTACATAGGAAATAAGATAAATCTACCTCATATAACATTGAAGGAACTCCAAGCCGATGAATACTTCTCAAAGCATCCTCTTATTAGAAAGAAGTTCCAGGGAGTAAACGGATGGCCAATGAGTAGCGAGGATTACTCCGAACTTCTGCGAATAATAAAGGCAAAAGGATTTGATATAGATACCTTACCAAAGCTATATGCTCCTACACTACCCCAAAATATAAGTATAGAGATAGAACGGGACGTAGAGCAACAGTTATTAGAACCTTTGCTTAACTCTATGGGATGGTATGAGAACAAAGACTTCATTCGGCAGTTACCAATCCAAGCAGGGAGAGGACATAGGATATTCCCAGATTATGCGTTACATTATGGCAATAAACCAAATGAGGAAAGGGCAAAAGTGTTGATTGAAGCCAAGCTGTGTATGAGGAATAACAAGGAAAGAGAAGAAGCATATTTGCAAGCGCGCTCATACGCCCGATTACTTAATTCTTCTGTGATTGTTTTATGTGATAAGGATTACCTGATTGTTTATGAGAAAAAAGACAGCTTCGACCGGGACAGATATAAGAAATACCATTGGGGAGAGCTTGAAAATCCCGATTTATTCAACGAATTAAAGAACAAACTAAATATATAAGATTATGAAGAAGATTCTATTTACCATAATAGGCTTGTCAGCACTATTCTGTATGAGTTCCTGCGATGAAGCTGTTTATAAAGGGAGGAAAGTGTATAAAGCATATTTCGATTATACCTTAAAAGACCCTGAATCTTTCAAGGTGTACAGCGAAAAATACACAAAGGATGGAGATTTCACAGTAAATTGGGAACTGGATTATGGGGCTAAAAACTCTCTCGGTGGAATGGTGAGGGAGAAGGCTACGTTTACAACTGTTGGTACTTCGATATTTATAGACGGAAGTAGTTACAGGCTTGATGAATTGAAATGATTTGAAAATTGTTTTAGCAATATTTTAGCAATAACAACTAAAGAACATGATTGGAATCCGGGAAGAGTTAAAAAACAACATAAGCCGGGGATTATGCCCGGCTTTAACATGAAAATCTCCTTTGTTTCAACATTGTTTCAACATCAAACGAAAACGAAAAATATAAATAGGTGACAAACAGCAGATTAAGAAGTAGAAAAAATTAGCCAGATGAGCTAATACCCCGAGAAATAATAACGATGCAAAGATACATAGAAAATCAATAATACAAAGCTTTTGGGAAAGTTTTTTTCTCATGTAAACAAAATTTTTATTTGTCACTTTTGCGCCAAAGAGTTACTTTTGCGTGAAATTGTTTCAACATAGTTTCAACATACATACACGATTATGGCAACATTCAAATATGAAATATTTAAAGATAGGAAAAGAATAGATGGCACTTACAACGTTAAGATAAGAGTCACACACAATAGGAAGCTTAAAAGGATTCCCACTTCCATATATGTTACGAAAGAAGATATAACCAAGGGTTTTAAAATCAAAAATCAGTCCATCTTAGATGAATTAAATAACATCATATCCATATATCGGAGCAAGTGCAACCTGTTGTCATTGCTCATAAACGATATGGATATAACAGAACTTGTGGAGCATATAACCAAAACTGATGAATCATCTCTAAAAATAGACTTCATTTCCTACGCCCGCAAATGGATAGATGAGAACAGAGAGAAGCATGGAATCAATGTGTATTCCTGCATGGTAAACTCTTTAACAAAATTCCTGGGACGGGAGAAATTGGATTTTAAGGAGATAAATTACAAATTCTTGAAATCGTATGAAGAACATCTCGGTCAAAGACGTGCACTCTCTTTATATATGGGAGCAATCAGGCATTTGCATAACGAAGCTAAAAAAGAATATAATGATGAAGAAGCAGGGGACATAAAGATACCATGGTCTCCATTTACCAAGTATTCTATACCTAATATAATATGTACCCGCGAAAGAGCTTTGGACGCAGATACTATCAGAGCCATATACAACCTGCCATATATACTCACTAAAGATAAAAAGGAGAAGGATTGCAGATTTAATTTTGCAAAGGATATGTTTATATTATCCTTTTGCTTGATGGGTATGAACTCGGCAGATTTGTTTCTTTGTGACACTATAAGCGAAAGCAAGGGAACGCTTACAATCACATACAACAGGGCAAAAACTGCAACAAGAAGGACTGATAAAGCAAAAATAAGCGTTAACATTCATCCCTTCATATTGCCCATATACGAAAAGTATAAGGACGTATCCGAAGAAAGAGTTTTTAGGTTATATAAAAAGTATTCCACTTATGGCAGACTCAATGTTGCCATAAATGTAGGTTTGAAACAGATAGGGAAAGTTCTTGGCATTGAAGATTTGGAATTTTACGCAGCCCGGCATTCTTTCGCTTCCATCGCACGAAACGATTTAAAAGTGGACAAAGGTACAGTAGGAGAAGCACTAAATCATGTAGATAAAGAGAACAGAATGACAGATCTATACATAAAAAAAGATTTTTCCGTAATTAATGATGTTAACAGTAGGGTTATTGATTATGTTTTTAACCCCGATATGATGAAAGGGTAAATGTAAGGCAGCTTATTGGACCGCCTTTTCAAGGTTCTCTCTGATTTGTTGGAGCATTCGGAAAGCTCCGGCCATCTTATAGTTGCCCAGACATTGCTTAGCCTGCATGATACAACTTTCAACAGTAAGTTTCAAATCCGGGGTAAAAGCCGCTTTGTTAATCTGCATTTCTTTTGGAAGTTCATCAGCATGGTTATTGAACCATACGATCATTTCATTCAATTCCTCTTCGGAATAAGATTCTTTTTCAGCCATGATACATAAATTGATGTTAATAGTGTGCAAAGATAAAGGAACATATAATTCATGGGTTATCTTTTAACAGAAATATTATCAAAATAAAACCGTCCCTACTTATCACAAGCTGGAACGGTTCAGATTAGTTTCGTTTTTGACAATCTACTTTATTTTTCAAGAACAAAACAATGACGAATTTGTTCAAAGGGATTTGCCTATTTCTAAAAATATTTGTTGTCACATTATTACGTATTACAAAAAAGGAGGGCATCGTGCATCACGAGCCCCCCAGTCCAATTTATAAATTTAAAGTCTTATGATGAAGATTGTCTGTTGCGCCAATGCTTTACTATCAGTATAACGACAATCAAAACGGTTACACAAACACAGACAAAACCGATTTGTTTAGGCAGCGTGGATTCTTTTTTATCCTTTACCTCTTCAGTCTTGGTTTCCTCATGTTTGATGGAAGTGGCTTCCTTATCAGCTTTGACATTTGTAGTATCGGTTACCACCGTCTGTTTATCCTCCTTCTTGTTGAAATTACCTTCCACATGACCGTCAACAAGTAACGGAGGTTTCCCGGTCAGACTATCGGGCGGTTTTCGGGTATCATAGATACGGAAATCAATTACATAGCTGCCATTAGTGGTAATCAGTTCACTCAAAGAGGTGGTTGATCCATGTACGATGTTGACCGATTCGCTGGCACTGTCCTTCCTGATTACTTCCGTGTCGGACTTGACAGCCTTATGCGAGCTGCCACAGGCAAACAGCAGGAACAGACACATGAAGGGAGCCAGCAATATATTCCGGCTTACCCAGTTCATAACCTTATTATATAACCACATCATAAAATCTGCATGATGATTGAAGCGGACACAGCGACAGTAATTCCAATTCTCCATGCCCATTCAAGGCGAGATTTTTTAACCGCTTCACTCGTGATAATGAGTCTGCTACGCAAGTTGTCAGTATCTTTCACAAAAAATCCTGGTTCTTTTTCCATAGTGGTAGTTATTAGAGTTTCAAAACTTGTTTCCTGTTATCCCCATCAGCCCGAAAACTGACGTGCACCCAAGCGAAGTTAGACTCGTCAATCAACTGGTCATAGGGCAGGTTCTTGCGGATATATTCAAATAACAGCTTGTTTTGCTGACGGTCTCCTGTATCGATGTCGGCTGCTTCCCCCTTCATGTGTTGCGAGGTCTTACTTCCCCTAACGGCCGCATTAAGTTCCGGACAGCGATAACCACTGTTTACTGTTATAGGCTTTCCCCACCATGTGCGTAACGGGTCCAGTACGTTGTCCACCAAGGCAGTCAGAGCAGTCACATGCTCCTGTCTGCATCTGTTATTGATACCCAAGCGGTCAGCAGTTGTTGACTTGCAGAGTTCCGCAATCGTAAAAAACTTCATTTCTTTTCCTCCTTATCTTTAATTAATGTAGCCCTGCGTGGTGGAATACGACGGCCGCATTCGCTGTCGGGCCTGTCACAACGGTTATGTTCGGCATCTTTCAATTGCAGTTCCAGCTCGTGGCACTTATGAATCCATGCCAGCTTATCAGACTGTTCATTACGAAGCTCAACGTATAACGCATCAATCTTGGCGTCACGCTGGGCGATACGTTCTTCCAGCCAGTCAACCTGCTTGCGCTCGTTCTCATCCTCCATTGAATCGGCGGACGCATCCTCTTTCCGTGCGTTAGTCTTGCGGTTCACCCAGAACGTGACACCCCAACGGACAGCCTCCAATCCTCCGAAAGCCCCGATTATAGCCAACCAGTCGTTTAATTCCATTCTGTCTATTGTTTATCTGATTATAATACTACTTCAAAGATATGTCTATTTACTTGCGTCATTGTTGCAGAATTACTTAAATCCATTGCCACGATATGACAATAAAAAAAGAGCCCGATGACAATATTTATTGCCATCA